TCCTCCAGTTCACCTTTCGCGATAGCCACCGCCTTTGCGTGTCCAGCGATGGCTTCGTCTCGCGTGTGATAGCGATCCATGTACTGATCGTGAGACCCGCCGAAGATTATCGTTTCAAAAAGAATCGGCAGGCCGTTCAAGGAAAAACTGTGATCGAGGCCCAGAAAGACGGTGGAGACGCGCACGCCATCCGGCAGGATATCGTTCACAACATGGCGGTCATGAGTTTCAAACCACCGCGCCCACGTCATCAGGTCAACCGCTTCGATTGAGCCATCCTCGTGCTCGATGTAGTGATCGATCGTCATGCAGCCTCCTGAAACAAACTTCCTTGCGCCGGGGGATTGCGTGCTTTCCAGTCGTCGTACTCGCCCTGATGTTCGGGGCAGAGATGTTTGCCGGGTGCAACTTGCTTTGCGTGGCGCGAGCAAATCGGCCTGTCGCAGGTCCCGGATTTCCGCGCCGCAACTTTCCAGTCACAAAGCGCCTCCGCCGGCCGGCCGCATTCGCAGAACTTTTTGAAGGCGCGAAGCCCGCACACGACGATTCTGTCGCCGTCGATTTCTAATTCTTCACACATGCGAATAACTCCTGCTGCTTCTCAGCTTCGGGTTTGCGCGCGTTGTACTCGGCTTCGAGTCGTGCGACGCAATCGAGACACGCATCCTTTCGGCGGTCCGTGATTCGATGCAGGGTGCGCCTCTGGCATTTGCCGCACCAGAGTTGGGCGGCGACGGTCGAGCGGGTGAAGTGCTCGGTCATCAAAACACCCGCTTCAAGTCTTCAGCAGATTTGGCGCGATTCACTATGGGCTTCCGCTCAAGGCTTCTCTCGATGGTTTCAGCGATGTGCTCCAGATCGAAGTTCGCCCCAATTTCGCGCGCGACCCACTCTGCATCCGGCGTGTAGGCGAAAAGTAACTCAACCTTCTGCGGCAAGCCGGGGATGAATTCATTGAGCCATTTGTGGATCGGCTTCCCCTCCTTCAGTTTTTCGAGGTTGCCCGGTTCGAGCACCAAAAGCAGCAGCACCTCGTTCGAACCTTCGCGTCCTCCTAGCATCACAATCATGCGACCTCCTTCGGAACCTCGGCGAAGCGCGCCTGGCTCACCGGCACATCGATGTAGTAGCCCTCGCGAATCGAAGGGAATTCATGCGGGCCGCGATGCTCCTGCTCGTTAACGCAGTGAGGGAAGGGGCATTTGTTGCGGACCTTTGGCGGCCGTCGCATGGTGTCGATGATGAGAAATTGGATGGTGCGCTCGCCGCCGATCGTAATGATGCCGATGCAGCGTCCGATGAAAACGCCCGCGCTGAAATGCGTGATCCGATAACTGCGCCCGATGTGAAGGGAGCCCATCACGAGGAGCCAAGGCGCAAACCCGGTGCAGAGCGCGAGCTTCACGAGGGCGTAAGCAAAAAGGTAAATGTTCGAGAGTTCTGAATTGTTGTATGCTGTCACTGGTTCCTTTCCTTTCATACGACCGTGGATCCGTTTGGAGCGGGTCCGCGGTTTCCTTTTCAAATCATCACTCGCCCTCGAATAAAGATTTCTGCCGGGCGCGGTGTGCGCCTTGCAGGGGATGAGTGCGAAACCATGAGAGGCACGCGTGATACGCCTCCTCGAAACCAGAACCGAATCGCTTCCAGAGCGAACTTTGCAGCGCCTTCGGAAGTTGCCGATAGCAGGGAAGGCAGAACGCATTGCGTTTGTGTTTTAATCCGCCACATCCAGCGCAGACGATTCCGACAAACGCTTCGAAAATCTCGTGCGATTCCATTCACGCTGCCTCCACCGTGGTCCTCGTGAAGGGCGCGATCCGCTCGTCGCCGCAACCTAAACAGCAACCGACCAGGCCGGTTTCGCACTGCCATCCCGCCACGAAGATTTGCTCGCGATCGCACGTCGGGCAATAGCGCGTGAACTGCACCTGCGTCGCGAGCTGCTCGATGTCGCCGACGTATTCGAAGAAGCCCATCGGTTCGGGCCAGCTCATAATGACGGACTCCTTTCAGCCTCACGCGCCGCGGAAGAAACTGGTTTTTGTTCGACGACCACAAACAGATGTGGAGCGAAAAGCCCCGTCCAGCCGTGCAAGCGGATCATGTTCGCTTCCGCTCCGATCACGAGAATTGAAGTCGGCTCCATTCCGTGCGGCAGATGACGGAAGCGCACCTTGCAGCCGACGAGCTCTTGGGCGAGCAGGGAAGCGGGACGGCGGCAGGCCCATTGCGTCATGCGTGCCTCGCTACGGCGCCATCGAAGAGCATTTCGTCCGGCTCGACCGGTCCGCTGCCATCTTTCAGCAAGTGCCGCGCCTGCAGATACTGGATGTAGCGATTGCGCGTTGAGCGCTGATAGCCGGTAGCTTCGCCGATGGCCTCGCGATTCACTTTCTGGCCGCCATGCTGCAGCACGAATGCGAGAATGTGTTTCTCGCCGGCGGGCAAGCGTTCGAGCCAATATTTCTGCAGCTCGCTTCCAGTCGGCAGCGGCTCATAGTCAGAGCCGAGCGCAGCCATGCCGGCAGCGGTCGGTTTAACTTGTTCGCCTTCCACTTCGACGTAGCCTTTCTGCTGCAGGAATTGGATGTAGCGATTCCGCGTCGATCGCTTGTAGCCGGTGAGGACCGTCAGCTGCGTGCGATCGGCGGGGTGACATTGCGCGGCCGCTAAGAGAATTGCTTTTTCGCCGGCGGCGAGCGAACCGTTTGATTCCGCGGGCTCGCGATGCGGCAGAATCCCGAGCGCGATCGCCGGCGTCGGAAGGGAAACGACGGGCGCCGGCGGGATCTCGATCGCGGCCGGATCCGGAGCGGCGAATTTAACCGCACTGATCGCTCCGACGAGATCGCGTGTGCGTGCGCCCAATATCTGCTCGATCGAACGCTGCAGGTCCCGCACCGATCGCAACCAATCTCCGTCGCGCTTTTTCAGTGCACTCGCGACGGCGCGCTCGATCGCTTTCGGATCCGCGGGCATTGTCCTCGGGAGCGCCGGCGCCGGATGTTTTTTCGCGAGCTCCTGTCGAAGCCGCGCGAGCTCGGCTTTCAACTCCCGCGGATCATTCGCCTTTGCTTCCGCGATGACCGCGGCGAGCTTCTCTTTCACCTGGTCGAGATCGACTTCGGACCATCCCGCCTGTGAGACTTTCTTTTGCAGCTGGGGCGGCGCAAAAGAATCGAAGGTCGAGAACATCGGAAATTGCACACGCGAAGGGCCGAAGCCATTTTCGGGCGACCACACCCAGGCTTCACCGCGCTTGAGTTCGGCGAGCGTCGAGATGACTTCTTTGCCGAGCTCCTTGTCGCCTTTAGCGTTGATCCATTCAACCGCGGCTTCGCGCGATCGCGGGTGTGTGACACGCATGGCGATCAGCGTCTCGCAGTTGTCGAGCGTGTCGTTGTGCACCTTCTGCGGCCGCTGCGATGCGATGTAGAACGTCAGCCCGAGCCCGCGGCCTTCGCTCATGATCCGGTTCGTCCAGTGCAGACACTTGCCGGCGTTCGGATCGAGGATCTTGCCCTTCGGTGCGAAGTTGTGAACTTCGTCGATCAGGACGTAGAGCTCGCCTTCGTTGCTGTTGAAGAGCGCGGCTGCAAATTCAAGCCAGAAGCGCGTGAGCTGCGCCGGCATCCACCCGCGAAAGCCTATGACACACGGCCGGTTTCCGGTCGCGATCAATTCAGCAACGTGTTTGCCGGAGGTCTCATTGATCGGAACGTCCGACGCCCGCGGCTCTTTGAAGTCGCCGAACATGATGACGGGGTAGCCAGCGCCCTTGCCGTCGGCCGAAGATTTCAATCCCCACCAATCGCCCTTCGGATCGACGATGACGACGCGGCGCTTTTTGTCGAGCTGGAACTCGGCGATCACACGCAACACGGAGGATTTTCCGGATCCGGTTTTTCCGAGCGCCGCGATGTGTTGTCCGAGGATCCGCTCCGGGAAAGGTAGCCGGCTCACGAGTCGCCCTCGATCTGGAAGCCCCAAAACTTCAACGCATCGTTCACCGACTCCTGCGTGCGCTTCCACAGCTTGCACGTTGCTTCGAGAGCTTCGCCCCATTTCATCTTCGGGCGATAGCGTGGATCGGGATGATCGGGATCGCGTAAGTAATCGACGTAGTAGCCGTCGAGTTGCTTGTGACCCGTGGCGCCCGTCGTCAGCACGGCCATGTCGGCCATGAATTTCGCGCATTCGGTCTTCGACAGCTTCGGCTGCGGACGTGCGCCTGATCGGTGCGGACGCTCTTCGGGCGCCGCTTTCAGCGGCTCGGCTGGAGCCGATGCTTCGCCCTGAACTGGACGAGTGACGCGCTGTGGCCCGAAGCGCCTGATGGCTGATCGTCCGTGGCGCCGCTTCCACTCCTCGTAGGTTTCGGCGGGCGACAGAAGTTTCCCGGCTTCCTCGTGGAGGACATAAGTCGCTGGACGACGGAGCGAATTCCCGACGAGCGAGTTCGCTTCGTGCTTGAGCTTCAACACTTTCAATTCGCACAACCGATCGATGTGGCGCTGCACGGTGCGATAGGAGCGCCCGGACTGTATGCTCACGCCGAAAGTCGAGGCAAAAAAATCTGGACCCTGCTGCGAGACGATGACAAAGCACTTCAGCGTTTCGCGTAGCGGATCGAGATTTTTGCGGTCGATGTTCTTCGATCCGAGCCATCCGCGAAGGCGGGAACAGTCGATGCGGCGCACGAGCGGAGACGACTCTGGAGGCGCGAAATTCGCGCTTTTAAGGTCACCGGAATCGCGGTATGATCTCGCTGTTGATGCCATATCAACGTGCTTTAACCAGCGGCTCGGAACTGATGATTCCGGGCCGTGTTTGTTTTTAGGCCGGCTGCCTTCCTAAGCAGCAGCCTTCGCCGATTTTTTGCCGGGCTCTCTCTCCGACGCGGGTTGCTTTTTCGGCGGCAGGGCAAGCCCATCGCTCACGAAATCGAATGGCCCGTTCGGATAGAAAACTTCGTAAAAGGGGCCTAGCTGCGCCCGGCGTCGGGCTTCGACTGCGGCGGCCAGGCGGCCTGGATGGAGTCCGTATACCCGGTAGTGGGCGTGTACGAACGGCTGCGCTTCGCCGCGCGCGGCATAGAGAACGGTGATCCAGGCAAGACGAAAGGCGTCCTGGAAATCTGGGTGCGTTTCGCAAATCTCGGCTTGCTCCAAGTGCCAGAGAATTCGCTGTGTAACCCGTCGCAAACGGGCTGCGGCCATCAAGCCCTCCGGAAGGGAAGGCTATGACCACAAGTCGGTTAAGCTGCGCTTGAACCGCCCGGTTTTCTAAATTCAGAACAAACCCCGTCTTAGGCAGCGATTGCAAGGCTCTGCCTCCGGAATTCGTCACGGTGATCTGACTGTGGAGGTTTGGGCTGATCGGATGGCGAAGGTCCGATAACAGGTATCATGCGGAATTTTCGGACATCGACACCGGGCGCAAGTTCGACCACGAAATCTCCGTCGTCAGGCCCGCCGCCGTTTGGCGGTTGCGGGGGCAATGGGGGTGTCCGTCGTTTGCGATCGCGGCAGCGACGAACGCGCGTCCTGTTCGCGCAGGCAAACGAGTGGAATTTCTGGCGAAAATCCGTCGGGACAAACTCTTGGTTGCAATCGTCGGCGGCACAAATCCGCTTTTCCATGCCGCCAACAGTAACGGTAATGCGTTACACCCGTCAAGGAGATTCGATGGCGACCGTGGTTCGCTGCCGCACCGAGCCTCCCAGGTACCCCTGACAACTTGTCACGGCTGACAGCTTGTCACATGCGACAACTTGCCATCAGACTCCTGACAAGTTGTCATAAAAAAGATCTTTAGAACTTAAGGTTTAGATAGATACATTCCGAAAGCCCCGCGGGAATTCAAAAGCAACAGCAACCGCAAGAGCACACGGAGGCGCGCAAACCCCGCGCGCGATCTGGGCAAAGCATTTTTTGGACGAACAACCCCAACACCTTCGCTGGGGAGCGCGAAAGCAACTGCGAGGCCAAATTCGGATCAGGGATTTACTGCGGTGGAGCTGGAGGGAAAAAGCGGGAGTGGAAAAACCGTGAGGAAAATCTGAAAATCGAGATCAGGCGACGACGACTTCTACTTTGTACGAGTACACGAGAGGGGCTTCAGCCGCGACCTGGTTGGCGGAAGTCTCACCGAGCTCGTCGATGTAGATCTGCTTCCACGCCGGGTACTGCCCGGAGCTGGTTTTTGTGAAGACGAAAAACGGAGCGCCGCGCTCGACCTTCCAATCGCCGTCGGTGAGACGTTTCGTTTGCAGCTTCACGAGCTTCGCGGGGTCCAACTGCTTCAGCTCGTCCGAGGATTTCACTCCGAGAACTTTTTCCGCGAGCGCCTGGCGGCGGAACTCGACTTCTTTTTTCGCCTCGGCAACTTTTTTATTCGCGGCCGCGTACTTCGTCTCCCACTCGGCGAGCTCGAGGAGCTCGGCCTTCGTGACGACGACACAAACTTTTTCGGCGGTGGGCGACATGACAAAAATTCCCGGCCGCCACACATCCGGCAGCGGCCGCGGCTTGCCTTAGAGACTTAACCCGTTCAGCGCGATCGATGCGTTTGCGGTCATGCGCGCGTCGCGGATGAGGCGGATCGCGGCGGACCTGTCAGCGCTCGGCGGGCAGTTTTGCAAAAGCACTTCCGCGAAATTCTTCGCCGCCTGGTTAATCGCTGCATATTTCGGCAACGTCTCAGGCGTTGGCGGGTGGTAGCTAAAAAGCGCGGCCAGAATTTCGGCGTCGGTCATCGCTTTCCCAATTTGTCCGCCGGCGCAATCGGCCACTGTGTCACCGTAGTTCGCCTGTGAATTTCTGAGGCGGCGGTCGGAGATTGGAGCTTGATTTGTTTTCTCTTCGCAGCACATGCGCGCCACTCTATTCCGGCTCGTGTTGACTGACTAGATGCCCGAAGTAACACCGGGCTGTTAAGCTAAGCGCAAAACAATTTGGTACCAATGCGATTCCGGTTTGGTACCAAACCTTTTTGAGGAGCTATATGGCCCGATTGCGCCAGCCGCAAATCTGCTGTTCGTCGCGATGTCTGCGGGAAATTCAACCTTACGAGAGCGCCGTCGAGATCAGATGCTTTGCACGCACGCACGGCATGGGGAAGCGCCGCACGTCGAAGTCAGAGAGCATGTTCCTCTGCCCACAATGTGCGACCCGGACCGTCACAGTCGAAAAGGAGCCCTCAAAAGCCGCGCCCTTCGATGTCGCGATTTTCAAAATCCTGCTCGACCTGGTCGGCGCGGATCCCGATGTCGCTCACGAAGCGTGGAAGCAACTACAGGAGCGCCGCCAGGAGTTGCTCTATAGGCCCGAACTAACCGGCCAGATCATCCCGCCGCCCAGACGGCTCAAAGAAGCGAGCTAGACCTTCGCCCCAATCTTGCTGAGCACATGTTGCACGTCGGCCCGGATGCGCCCTTCGACGGACGCGATGACGGCCGAGACGTGCGACTTGATGGCCGCGGCTTCGGCTTCAACCTGCTGCTTCGCGAGTTCCGCGTCGCTCAAAATGAATTTGTGGAAGACAAGTGCGACGCAGGCTCCAGAGGCGAAGCCCGACGCGAGGAGAGCGATCACGATTAATGGGTGCATGCTGTTTGTGTTCCTTCCTTGGAAAATCTATTACTTCGAAACCGGTGGCGCTTCGGCGAGCAATTCGGTTTTGCGATCGCTGCCGGCCGAGCTGCCGAAGTAGTACGAGAAAACCTGCTTCACTTCGCCAAAGATGTAACCGATCACGACGCCGACGAGTGTTGCGCCAGTCGTGTCTTTGAGCGCCGGAGATTTCCCGGCGAGGACGATATACGACGCCAGGAGCGCGAGCATCACGATCCCGTATGCCAGGACGCGCGGGGTTGAATCTTTCACCGCCACTTCGCGGGCGCGGGCGTTCGCTAGATCGTCGGTCATCATTTTCGCGACATCTTCGGCTTCCTGAATTCCGAGCGAGCGCATTTGCACGGCGAAGTCATCGTCGACCTTTTTCAGGATCGCTAGTTGCTCTGGGCTCGCCATAGCAGTCGTAATCGCATTCTGAATGCTTTGCGGGTCCGCCTTAATATCTGCTCCGAGGCCATTCGACAAAAGCTTCGCGGCGATATTTAAAAAAGGCGCAGCGCCCGGGACGGCGGCCGATGCGATGGTCGCAATCCACGGTGCCGCTTTTTTGGCGAACGAGGTGATGCTCATGGTTTTGTCTCCTGTGGTGCGATGTCGTGATATTCCGCGGTGATCTCTTCGTGACGCGCTTCTGCCGCCTCGCAGAGCTGCATCAGTCGATCGAATGCGGGCTTGCTGCCGCCAACCCAATCAGGTTGCGGACCGTAGCTCTCGCCGACACAGGTGCAGCCGAGAGAATCTTTCGGCTCATTGCCTTTGTGCCAGCGAATATTCGTGCGTCCTGGGACGTCGAGGAGCTCCGGCGTGACATAACCAAAATGCGGGCTCATGGTGAGCTTCACTTTGAAGACTCCGCACGGAATGCACGGGTGCCCCGCATGGACCGGGTGAAGGCGCGAAGGCTCAAGCGCGAAACAGAATTGCTCGCCGTCGACGAGGACGCGGTCCGTGATCGAGCGGTCGGTTTCGAGGAATCTAAAAATATCGATCTTCATAAGGCCTTCTCGGCCGAGGCAAAGGCTTCCCTCAAGAATTGCTTTTGTTGTGGAGTCACTGCGGTGTTTTATTGAAGAGCTGCGATCTTGCCGAAAGTGGCGTCGGCGCCAGCTTCCTTCCAGCTGCAAGTACCGCCGCCGGCGTTATCTGCGGTGATTGTTCCCGCGCCTAGGTTCCACGTTGGTTCTGGAGTTCCGGACGTGCATGTACCTTGCGCGACGAATACGTGTCCGTTATCGGTGACCGCTTGAATGATGTCGTTGTACACGTACGCGTGAGTCGCAATCCATGCGTTTGCGTGCCATCCTGCGGTGAGCGTGACCCATCCAGGACTCGTGGTGGCCGCGGGGATGTGCTGGTAAACCGTGTCGCCCACACGATAGTAATTTCCGCCGGGGATCGCGCTGTTGCTGCTGAGCAAATTCGCGTTACCGAATGGCAGACCCTCGCGAATTCTCAAGCCCGTCGTTGGGCTCCATGACGGCGGGAATCCTTGCAAACCGAAGCTCACCGCGGTTTGATATTGGCTCTCGGGCACTCCGCCGATCAGGCCGCCCGAGACCTGGAGATTACTGATAGTGAAGTCGGACGGAAGCACCCCTTGGTTCCACACGACCCACTGGTTATTCGTCGATCCGGTGGGGAATGCGATACTCAAATTAGAGATCGCGTGGACCGGCTTTGGTCCCATGTTTTTCCAGGTGCAAGTACCGTCTGCCACGGTGTTGCCGATAACCGTCGGAAACGTTGGACCGGGGGCCGCGCCGCTCGTGCAGGTCGTTCCCGCCGCAAGCGTCGCGTACCAGAAGCTATTCGGGATCGATGGCTGCACATAGCTCGGCGCCGTGAGGCTCACCGTGTAAGTAGTCGAGGGTTGCCAACCGGGAATGCCGCCTATCAGTTTTAGGCCGTTGCAACTGGTGCAATTCGAACCGTTGAGTGAGCCCGCTAACACTATGGTGTTGCGATCAATCACCCACTTTTCTTTCGCAGAATTAAGAATGATCCCAATGGTTTGGAGTCCTGCGGTGAAGCTGCCGTCGAAAATGAACTTGTTATTAACAAAATACGATGTGCCGTGCACCTGCGGCGGCAGAAGTCCGTTAGGCCATCCCGTCGTCGGCCCCTCGATCCCGCCCTGCAGAGTGAAACTCTGCGTGTTCACGAAGGTGTTGTCCTCCATGTCGATATTGCTCATCACGTTGACGGTGTTCACTATGTAGCCGCCGCTGCCGTAGTGGCGGCAGAGGTTGCCTATGATCGTCATATCCCAAAAGCCGTACGTAGAGGAATCAAAATTCAGACACCATTGCGGATTGACATAGGCCGGCATCGCGGCTCCCGTGACGTCGTCGAGAGCTTCGCAGCGATTGTTCAATACTTCGACGAATGGCGCGCTTGTCTCCACGCATTGGGCTGAGTAATAAACGGTGTTGTTGTAGATCTTCGTGTAGGGCGCGATCGGGTTGAGGGCTGCCTGTGAGTTGCCGATCGCCGGACCGCCCCACCCGCAAAAGCGCAAGAAGTTGTCGTGAATCTTCATGTTTGCGTTGGGCATCGTGCCGCCGCCGCCGCTCACACATAGATACGAAGACCCCTCGATGAAGGTGTTGCGAAGCTCGGAATCTTTGGTCAGGCCGAGGGACACGACGCCATTCGACTTGAAGAAATTGCCAGCACCGTACGGTGCTTGCGTCAGTCGCATGTCTTTGATCGTAACGCCTTGAACCACGTGCGCCGCATCTGAGAAGCTTCCCTCGTTTGTGCTGTGTGCCCCGAACGAGATCAGCCCGCAAGTGTAGGTGTAAGCCGCGCAAATTGTGTTCGCTTCGTTCCCATCCCAATTCTCGAGGTGTGTTGTCGTGGCCGAATCGCCGGTGATCGTAATATTCTTCGAAAACGTGGTGCACGTGTACGGTCCAAACGTCCCGAGGGCGCCGCACGGGAATTCGATCATTTGCAACAGGTAGTAGCCGTGTGGAAAGTAAAGAGTGCACCCGCTTTGATCGCCCGCGTTTGTTTTCGAGCACGTCGAGTTATTGATCGCGTTCGTGACGGCGGTCTGATTGTTTGTGCCCCAGGCCGTATGGGGCGATGGGTTGATGGTCGCTCCCGCTGCCACACTTAGAGTTACTTGCGTTCCAGAATTGACGGTGAGGATGGTCGCGCTTAAAGGCTCGGTAAAATTAACGCTATAGATTAGTCCCGCCTGCCATAGAACGATTACTTTCCCGATATCAGCAGACGTGAAATGGGATGTCGAACAATTGATGACCGCCGAGCCGGATATCGACGAGCAATCGGTCGCGAGCTGCGCATCGCCCACGGCGCCGTAGTCCCGCACATCGACGAGCTGTTTCCCGGCGCTCGCTACTGCGGACCAGCCCGAGCCATTGAACTGACAGAGTACGGTGTTCGCACCGCCGCCGCTGCTGCAATCGAGGGCACTCGATCCATTCGTCACTACAGCAAGCGAACCATTCTGCTTCCCGAGCACACTCGCAAGGCCCGCGACGTTTGTGATCGGGATCTGATTGCCGCAGATCCATGCCGTGCCGTTGTAAATCTCGACGTTTGGCGCGTTGCAGCTAGTCAACAGGCCGAGAGTCGTGCCGCCCGTCAGCAACAGGCCGCCATTCGGCGTCGCGCCGGCGACGCTTGAGCTTCCGCCCCCGATCGTCACCGTGTAGGGGCCATAGCAATTCGTGCCGACGCAGACCGTGTAGTCGTATTTTGCGGGCGGAGCCCAGAAGCCGATGTTGCCTTGCGCGTCTCCGGAGGCCTGGCACGCGGAGGGCTGTGGCTGCGGAGTGTCTTGCGCTCCATTCGGGCACGCGACGCCGGCGCTCGTGTAAGTCGTCGCATAGTTCGTGCAGGGCACGGCATTCGCGGGCGAGTTGCAGACCGCAAGCACCGGCGAATTGGGCGGCACGTTCGCGACCAGGTACGGAGTCGTCGACGCTGAAGAGACCGACGGGAAAGGCGCGTCAAAGCGCACGTTTTGCGCCAGCGCAGGAAGGGAAGCGAGTAACAGAAGTGAGCAGATAAAGGTTTTCATGGGATTAGGTTTGCGGGTTCTAGTTGCTTAAAACCGGCGTCACGGCGAGATAGGTCGGCTCACCGATGGAGAAGGAGAAGATTCCGCTAAGTACGGTTACGGTCTGGTTCGAGTTGCAGATCATCACCAGATTGAAGGTGGCCGTCGACGAGGCCGCGAATGTGTCCGGAGAAACTTCGGAGCCCGAGAGCCCCATATATCCCGTTCCGTTCGCGTTCTGGCCGCTTAAGGCATACGCGTGAGAGCCGGTCGCGTTGATCACTTCAGCCGCGCAAGCGTTCGCTCCCGCCGTGATCCAGGCCCCGTATCGCATGTCGGCGCGGTAAGTGCCTGGAGCCGAGGGAAAGGTGACTGACTCAGTGAGAACGATCGCTTCTGTATTCGCCGTGAGCGAAAACGGCGATCCGAGCACGACGCGTTGCGGCACGTTGGCGGTTCCGCCACCAGGGCACGAGACGGTCGTCGATCCGCCCAGGGCGTCAGTGCATAGGACCGCGCCCGTCCCCCCTCCAACGGTGCCCGCGGTCATGAGCTTCGTATCGCTGCCCTGAATTCCGGTCTGTACCGTCGACCCGTTGAGCTTGAAGCTCGTCTGCGCTTCGAGGGTTGTGAATTTTCCGGTGTTCGGCGCGGTCGATCCGATCGTGCCCGGGGAGGCCCAGTCGGCGCCTTCGAGGAAATTCGCATTGAGGTTGCTTACCTGTGTCGTCGACGCGACCACAAACGGCGACGTGCCTGTCGTCACGGTCGAGGTGAAGACTCCGCTCGCAAGAATCGCTCCCACGTCGATCGAGGGGCCGCTGCCCGTGACACAAGGCCCGGTTGCAGTCGCGTTCGTCCCGTTCCAAACGAAGAATTGGGTCGTGACCTGGTTCGTCCCGCTCCCGATGATGCAGCCGCCGATCACGTTCGATGGCCAGCTGAAGGTGTGACCGCCGGCCGAGTCCTGCGTGATCTGGAAGGCGATGAGCCCCGGCGGAACAATTCCGACGGCCGTGAGAGGAAGACTCGATGCGTTGCCGGTGAGCGTCAATTGGAAGAGCTGATTCTGCGAAGCAACCTGAAAAGTGACCGTCGACGAGTAAGGCACCACGGTCGTCAAAACGGAGACGCCGCCGCCGATGCCGTTCACCGTGTAAAGCGTGCTCCCCGAGGCGCAATTCGAGCCGCCCGCTGTTTTCACGCGGAAGCTGTAGGCCTGCCCCGCCTGGATCCAGATGTTCGCGGATCCGCCGGCCGTGAGGATCACCGGGTTCTGGTTTTGTGTTCCTGTCGACGAATCGGTGTAGGTCGCAAGCGGGGTAGTCGTGCCCGAAACGTAGGTGAAGACGCAGCCAAAAGCGAGCGGCCGGCCGCCCTGGTCAAAGAACTGAAGTTGCGGCAGAGGCGCCAAAATCACGGTTGGCAGCGTCTGCGCAAGAGCGGAGGCACAGAAGTAACTAGCCAGTAACAGCCAGAAACCGAGCCTGGTAACTGATCCTAAGTGCCATTGTCGCGGGCGAGTTAGAGCGTCAAAATGTCTCATATATGTGTACGTCGATGTGTAGGTCGATCCAAATTCCTGCCGGCTGGCGAGTGTTCGTGCTCGATGACACCGAAGAGCGTCTGGACTGGTTTCGTTCGCGGTTGCCGCGGATCCGCTCGGCGAAGACGGCCGAGGAAGCGCTCGCGATCCTCTCAGCTGAAGAGTTCGACGCCGTCTTTCTCGATCACGATCTGCACTGGATGGACGCCGGCTATCCCGATCGGCAGCATGGCAACGGCAAAGAGGTTGCGCGCTATCTCGCCTACTCGAAGTTCGCGGGGAAAGTCGTGATCCATTCCCGATCAGAGCAAGCCGACGTCATGGCGAAGATCCTGCCGCAAGCGACTGTGTGCCGGTATGGCGATTTCGAAATCACTCAGGACGCTCCGCTTTCTCCGCAGCTGCGCCAATGCGCCGGATCATAATCGGAATCCTTTTAATTCCTGCCCGCTGCGCCGCGATCGCGCGTGCTCTTCCATCCACGTCGACGATGTTGTTCTGAGCGTCGCGCGTTTCCATCACAGGTTCGACCGGACGGCCCTTGCGATAAGAGTCGGCGAGCTTCTCGATGTACGCTTCCGTCTGCTCCGGAGTCATGCCGCGAGTTTGCTCGCGTCCCGAGCTGAGGCTTTCCGGATCCACTCCCCAACGTTTAGCGAGCGCGCCAGGCTCGGCCGACGTCATGACACCGCCTTTACCAACCTTCACCTGGTCGACAGATTGCTGGAGCAGGGAAGTGAGGTCCTCTTCGCCAGGTGCAGCCGCAGGCTTCGATTGTGGAGCTGCAGCTGCTGGAGCTGCTGCGTTTCTCTTTGCCGCGATTACATCGGAAAATTCCGGCCGGCCAGTTTCTGGATCCAGCACGACGGTGCGTGGTTGTGGCTTCACGATCGGCATCCGTTTGCCATTCACAACTTTTGCGACAAGCGGATTTTCGCGGATCTGCTGCCAGGCTTTTCCTTTCGACTCGGCCGACTCGAAGGCCTGCGCCTCTTCAGGGGAGACGTCGCCGTGAACGTAGCGCTGGCCACCGCTTGTAACCGATTCGAATTCGCGGGTTGCGGGATCGTACTTGTAACCGCGTAAGGCCGATGACTTCACCGGCGTGAATCCCTCGGGAAGATCTGCTACAGCTGCAGCTGTCGCCTGATTCTTGAGCGTGACGCCAGGCTTCAGAGGCTTGCCGCCTAAAGCATCGTTCAATAATTCTTCGAGCTTCGCGGATCCCGCCGGCACCGTCGCCGGCGACGCGGCCGTCGCAGGGGTTTCTGACGCGGCCGCAGTCGCTTCCGGCGCGGGAGCCGCTTCAGATGCAGGCGTCTCAATTCTTTTTCCACGCAAGTCGAGAGGGCCTTGTCCGCCGCTGCCCCACGGGACTCCGTCGGTTTCGGGAATCGCAGCTGCTGGAGGCTTCGGCGTTGGCGGCGCGGGCGGCTCTGGTCCGTTCCACGCATCCAGCAACTTGCCGGGCAGTTTCACGAGACGAACCGCTTTCGCGATCGGCTCTGCGCCAGGGACGTTGTGCTCTAAAACATTCGCCACGCGGCTGATTCTTCCGAGCGCTTCTTCGCTTACGGCGGGGGCAACGCCTCGAGCAGCAGCGGGAGCGGCTTCGCGGGCAACAGATGCGGCCGGGCCTTCTGCTTCCCCTAACCCGCCGGTAAGCGCGCCGGTCGCGACATCGCCGATAACGTTTGCCGGATCGGAGTAAGTCGTTTTCAGGGAGTTATAGGCATTTTTAAGGTTCTCGACGAGGTTTGATTTTTGTGAAGGATGGCGAATCGTGTCTTCCGCTTGCTGGATGAGAGCGGAGATGCTGTCGGCGATATTGTCCGGAGTAAGATTTGATTTCACTCGCTCGGCGGCGCGCCCCATCACGTCGCCCGCTTTTTCCGTCAAGGAACGGTTGTCGATCGGCGCTTCGCTTGATGACGCTCCGTGCTGTTGTGCGAGCGCATCGTAATCCACTGCCGGAGTCGCTCCGTGTTGCGCGGCGAGCGCATCGTAGTCGACGCTTAGAGTTGGAGCTGCTGTGCTCACTGGATTCCAGCGGCCTTCTTGAATCGATCGGCGGAGGCCTGATCTTGGAAGTTGTAGGTCTTACCGTTTGGGGCTTTGACGGAGATCGCCTTGCCGTCTGCGCTCTTAGCAGGCGAAAGTTCTGCAAGAGTGGCCTTCGCTTCGGGAGTGAGAAAGCGGTCCTGGAAGTCCTCGCGCCGCATTGTCGTTTTGTATTGCTGTTCGGTAGCGCCGATTTTCGAGCGCAGCAATTGGGCGGTGATCGCCGCATTCGCCTTCAATTGCGCTGGCGCTGCGTTTTCCGAGAAATCAGCGGCCGTCGTCCCGCGCTCATGTTCTCCGCCGCCGCCTTCGATGTAGGCCGATGCGAGTTCTGGACCAACGCGGTGCACAATCGTTTTAAACGTAGTGGCGGGGGTGTCGCCGATCGCGATGCCGAGTTTGTTCGCGATCGCGTTGAGCATTGGAACGCTGTTATTGTTTAGTGCGTCGATCGCGTCGTTCAGCACTTTGATGTGTCCGAGAGCCGTGTTGGTCGCGTTCAATTGCTTACCGAGAGCGCCCGAGGTGATGTTGGTCATCATCTTGTTGCGCGCGCCATAGTTCGTCTCGTCGTGTTGCGGATCGAGCTGGTTCACCCAGTAGCTGATCGCGGTATTGACGGGATTATTGCGGCCAGCTGGCGGCATCGGACCACGGTAATCGATGATCTGTTTCACGCGGCCGGCAATCGAAGCCGGAACATTTTCAATGGTCGGCGGAGCGCCGCCTTGGCCACCTGGTTGCCCAGCCCCGGGGATCAAGCCCGCGCCGGTCGTGTTTTGGTTGATCGTGAACTGAGGCACGAGCGTTTTATATCTTTCGACGCCCTTCATGAAAGCGGTATCTTCGGGAGCGAGAGGTTGGCCGGCGGCTTTTTTGGCCGCAAGTTGGACGTACTTCGATTCGAGCATCGCCGGCGAAACCATCTGCCCCATCGGTGTCTTCACTTCGCCGGTCCGCGTGTTGAAGAACATGCCGAGCTGATCGTCCTTCTGCCAGTCCTTCGCGTTTGCCTCTTGTTGTTTTGTATCGGCCTCCTGCTTCGCGACTTGGCTCTTCCTCAGATCATCGGCCTGCTTAAACTGCTCGTCATAGCCTTGATGGCCTTTTTCCCAGATGGCGAGATGCTGGCGTAATTCGGATCCGGGCAATCCAGCCATCTGTTGCACCTGCTGAAAATCCTGCGGCTGAATGTGTCCAGATTGGAGCAGGCCGTGAGCGGTTGTGAGGACCGCGTTCGGGAGATCCTCGTCAGCGACGCTATCGAGCGAGTGAAAGGCCCCGAGCGCGGCATCGTTGTGCATTTTCAGGTTCGCGAGGTTGTCTTTGTCGAGGGTCGAGGCCTGCGTGCGAACATCGAGAAAATGCTTTTGCGTGTTCATGGCGGCATCTGCGGTGCCCCCATGAGTGATGATCGCTTTTGATAGTTCGCCGGGATCTTTGCCGTCCCATCCGAGCATCGCTTGGCCGATGGCTTTCTGGTTGGTGATCGCCTGCTGCCTCTGCTGATTTTCGAGCGCGGCGCCCTGCGTTTGCTGCTGGGCGAGCGCGGTCTGCTGCCGCAAGTTAGCGGCACGCGCGTATTCGGCGAAAGTGTTTGCCGGTGCCTGGGCAATCTGCATGCCCATTTCGGCGATGTTTGGAGCTGGTACGGTTCCCATAGGTTTAAGCCATCAGAAAATTTCCGACGTTCTCTAAGAGCGAAGAGCCGCCGCTGAGATCGAGGTTTGCTGCGCCCGCGGCCATGCCGCCGGCGGCGCCACTCCACGCACCCGCTGATCCGAGATACCCGGAAGCTCGCGCGGCCGCGGCATTGTTGATTTGCTTTGCCTGCTGATCTGCGGCGGTGAGATCGATATTGCCGGTGTTGTTTGCGAACTCCTGCCCGAACTGCCCGAGCTGCCCGGTGGATGTGAGGCCGGTATTCGTTCCGCCCTGGAGCGTGTTGTAGTTCGCCATGTAAGAATTCATGGCGTTCTGATAATCCTGCTGATATGTGGTCTCGGCGAGGTTCTGGCCGTACTTCTCAAGCGCGACGCCGGTGTTGCCGGACATGAGCGTACCGTTCGCGGCCGCGTTCTGATTGATGGCGTTCGTGCCCTGTTCGAGGTTGAACTTGAAGCCGGGAGTCTGTTCCGCTTCGGCGAGGGTCGGGGCTTTAAAGCCCGTCTGGAGCAGGTTGCGAAGACTGTTCGCGGAAGTCCGGCCGAGGTCCTGGTAGGGCTGCTCCGCGGCCTGCGTGCCCGACCAGACGCCGTTCTGCGCGTTGAGCGCGTCGGTCTGGTTTTGCTTTTCGAGATCCTGCGCCTTTTTCGCTGCCTGCGATTCGACGCTCGCTGCATCGTTCGCAGCGCCCGAGCCTAGAATTCCACCGACTAATGAGCTGACGAATGACATGGTTTATTCCTTATGGTCGGGAGATCCCGAGCGCAACCTGGTCGCGCAAGATGTTGCCGCGCAAAATGCTTTTCGGATTGATGCCGTAAGCGACGAAGCCCGCGCGCCGCACAAAGGCGATCGCGCGCCGGTTCTCGATCGCAATCTCGCCGACGATGCGAACGGCCTTCGTGTGCTCCCACATCCAGCTGAGCATCTGTTTGAAACCGGCGATCGACTTCGCCCCGTAACTTCTGGGCAGAAAGCCGATGTGCGCTGTGTAGCAAACCCAGTTCGTCGGCGCGAAGATCCCGAAGCCGAGAGGGTTGTCACCGTCCCAGGCGACGAGGCAGATCATCTGCTCGTTCTGTGGCGGCACCCATTGCCGCGGCTCGGTCGTGAAGTCGTCCGAAATGTGCGGGAAGATCGACGGGTCGGTTGCGAGCTCCCAGATGAGCTTCCAGTCGCGGCATCTTGCGACTTTCATGCAACCCGCCACCAATTTGTGCCGTCGCTTTTGATTTTGAAGTGATCGCCCTGGGCGGTGAGTGTCAAAGCCCCGAGCTGCACGCCCGTTAGCGTGAAGACGTTCGCATCAGCCGAAGTCTTCACGTAAGTGATCTCCATGTTTTGATTGCTCGCGCCAGTTGCTGTCGACGAGAGCCCCGCCGGCGGGACCGCTTCCGAGTAGGGGCCGCTCGTTGTGTCGACCTCGTAGAGCGGAGAGAGTCTTTGCAGCGTGAAGAGATACCGTTCGAGCCCTTTCGGGAGCGACGAATCACGTAGCGATGGCGGAAAGAGATTGGTTACGCTTGTCGGCATCGCTTACTCAATTTCGGGTGTGGCGCGCAGATAGGCATCGGCGAAGCGCCAGGGAACCGGGTCCGTCCAGGAAACTTCCCACACCCGTTTGCGCGCGCGGCCGAGCATGCGCTTCACGACTCGCTTGAGGGTTTCTCCGGCCTTGCCGCACGACAGAATATATTCGTTCGACCATGTTTTCCCGGCATCATTTGTCCAGCGGAGCATGAGTTGCGGTCCTCGCGGTTGACCGTCGCCGTCGAGCAAAGGCGGCTGCGGGCCGAGACCGGTTTCGACGTCGAGCTCGAGCTCCTCAAAATAAATCCACTCGTTGTCTTTTGAATTCGTCGGCGTGCGCCGATAGCCGCGGATGGGATTGCCGTCGTCATCGAGGAGCAAGCTCGACATCTGATAAACCGTGCCCGTCGCCCAGTCGCCGACAAGGTGCATTCCGAAGTTGAAGGTGTGGCACATCGAGCGATGGGCAATATACTTTCCGGTCTGCGTGACGAAATAGCCGACTTTGTGCCAGAGGCCCGTCGCAACGTCGTAGCGCCAGGAAGCATTCGCGTTCGGAAAATAAAAGTGGATGAAAGTGTGCCCGTACTCCTGATACGAATAGCCGACGCAATCGGAGTTGATCGCATATTGCTGCCAGGCCAGTTCGACCGCGTGCGTCGAGAAGCGCTCACTCCCGCTGTTCGACGAGAGGCGCTTCGCAACCATCGCGCCGCGCTCGTCCTGGCTCAGCCAAAAGAGCGTGTTATCCGCTTGCACGGTTGCGAAGGCCGCGCCCGAGCCGTCCTCGAGCTCAGAGTCCTGGTAAGGGATGAAGGGCGGGAAGCCGGCGCCGGCGTTGTAATAGGCGATCGACTTTTTGTTCGACCAGAATCGCAGTTGCCGGTGATCGACCTTCATCGAGACGATGTTGTCCGGGAAATAAGAGAGCGTCGCGATGTTCAGCCCGTTCCAGGTTGTCCCGTCTTCGAGGTTTGAAACCTGAAAAGTATGCGAATTCTGGAGCGTCGCGATGATGTAGCCATCGATGAAATCGATTTGCGCGACCGGGCCGTTGAACTGGGCCATGTTGACGGCGACGAGAACATTGGTCGCGAGCGTCAGCACGTAGATGTTGCCATTGTTCAAAACGACGAGCTGCGTTTCGTTCGCGGTGATCTGTGTCGGCGTCGTCGGCGCCGCGCCCAAGCTCCCGCGGTTTGTGGTCGCGCCATTCGCTGCGAGCTCATACAAATTCGAAGCGGCAAAAAAGGTGCGGCCGTTCACGCTGAAGCTGCCGGGCATCGAGCCTTCGCCGACGGCCGCAAACTTCTTGAGGCCGGGCGTATGTAGGAGCGCGATCGGCACCTTCGCTCCGCTCGACTCCGACTTCTCGCAATAGCAGTTCATTGCGTCTTCGTCGTCGATGTTCGGCGATTGCGCCGTGTAAGTTGGACCGCAGAAGCCCCAGGAGCCGGCCATAAAGGGTTAAGGCAGTTTGCTTTCTGCTGCCACGGCGATCTGCTTCAGTTCTCCGAGTGCCGGCACGATATATTTCGCGATGAAATCCGGCTGCGAGAGCTTCAGGTTCTCGCGCGGGACGGAGACGACCACCCACGACGTCGAGAGATCAGCGTTTTGCTTTTCGTCCGGATCGTGCAGGCGAAGAGTGAGCGTCAGAATGTTCTTTGGATTCTCAGGCATAAATTCCTATTCGGGCGGACCGCCGACTCTTCCGCCGGATTGCCAATTGAAATCTCCGCGTCCTTTTCCGCCGGCGCGCGGCATCCCTGAATCTTGTGTCGTCATCCGCGGGCTCTTCGCGTTGTTCCCGAAGATTGCGGTTCGAGCTCGCAAGGCGTTTGCCGCGAGTGTCGGATTCTCATCTCGCTTGTTCGCCGGCAGGAGCTCCTCGGCGAGCGTGAGCATCATCGCGTTGCGATAGCCAGGCGGGAGCGTGCCCGGTCCGCCCGGTCCGCCGATCGGGTCCTGGATCGAGACAAATTGCGAAACCGATTGCCAGAGCTGCAAACGAACTTTTTGCTGCGAATCTGGGACCGGCCAGAAATAGAGCTGGCCATCGGGGCTCGAGGGGTTGTAGAAGAGGTCGGTCGGGACGTCCGTCTGAATGCTCTTGACCTGCTGTGCCGCCCACCATGCGGCATCGCGAATATTGATCTGCTGATCGACCGGGCCGTTGGCGCCGGCGTTATTCAAAAGCAGAGCAGCCGATTCGATGCGGACCGGGCGCGGTTGCGGCGACGTGGAAAAATTCGCGAGGCCGCTCGGTCCGATCAAGTGCGGCGAGAGGCCGGCAATCAGTGTGTAGACGTTGAACTGCGACGAGAAGACTTTTCCGCGCAGCGCCGCCCATGTGTCGCAAAGGTAATTGAACTTGCGGAAGGCCCACTGCGCCTCTTCGCCCGAGACTTCTTCACCTGGTGGATGCGCTCCGATTTCAATGAGCGCATCGGTGATGAGGTCGAGGACGATGTAGGAGAGCGGGTTGGGCGGCGCGTTGGGCGGTGCGATCGGCATCTAGTTACTCGTCGTTTGTGTTTTCAGCTTCATCGATCGCGGCGAGATCGGCGGCCGAGAGTTGCTGCTCTTCGCGAACGTCGGCGGCTGAAATCTTCGCCGCGATTCCAGAGCTCGTGATCTTCGAATAGTCGCGATCGGGCGCAGGTGTGAGCTTGTAGGCGCGTTTTGTTGCGGCCTTCAACTGCTTCTCATCTTCGACCTGAAGCACGTGTCCGGTGTCGTGGTGGTAGACGATGCGCGGAAATTGGTTTTTCGGATCGTGCGGATTGTAGGGCCTTTGCGGCGGCTTGTTGGGATCGAATTCCTGCATCTGATCCACGGCGAAGTGATTCTCGGGGCTGTTCATGCTGTGATCCTCGTTTTGTTTTTGTCTTTCCTGTTGCATCAGGAGTTCGCGCGTCGCTCTTTCCCGTGGCACGCCTTCAAGATCGAAGGCGAGCGGAAAGCTCTCGCGTGAGTTTTTGGATTTCGCTTCGTGCAGTGGCATTGCGGTTTTAGAAAATGGGCGGGGCCGGTCCGGTTAGGCCGAGCCCCGCGCCAGTCAAGCGCACGGTCCTCCCCCGAAAAACGTGCGACGACTTCTTTTAATAAACGTACAGATACGGCCCAACCGCGGTTGTGAACGTGGTCGGGACCGTAAAGGTGGCAGGGATCGTCCCGAACACCCCAGTGAAGCTCTTAGTCAAGTAGGTGTCCTGGGTTCCGGTGACGATCATGCGTACCGTGGCGGTCGTGCCGTTCGATTGCACACAGCCGAAAAACCGCGCGGGACCAACCGCGAAGTACTTCGACGTGAATGCAATCTGCTGGTAGGTGGAAGCCGAAGCCGCCAGCACGCCAGCCGCTGCGCTATTCGCCAGCAGGTTGCCGCTGGCATCGTAGAGCGCGACCAGGTGGTTATCGGTTCCGACCGTGGTGCCGTTCAGGACACCGAGGCCGGTGATCCATGTATTTGCATCGAGATCGATTTCGTTGCAGTAGAACGTTCCAGCGACAGTTGCCGTGCCTGTTCCGTTGAGCGACGTGTACGCGGTGCCGCCGGTCCCCGGTGCCTGAACCTGAAACTCTTGCAACGGATTTCCGACGCCAGTCACCCAGACGCCGCCGAGGCAGTCGGAGATGGTGGTTGCGGCCCCGCCTAGACCGAGCGCGATGACGGGTAAATAGGGCACGTTCGCGCGCACACAGGAGCCGCTTGGCTGAACCGTCGTAAAGGCGTTCGACGGTCCAACGAAAACGAGAGCTCCTGAAGCGTGCGGCGCGGCCGACCCGAGGGTCTGGTAGCCGCGCGTGACGCCGATATAGGTTCCGTTCACCGAGTTGACGACAACGGCCTCACCGGAATTGCCATCGGCGATATAGAGCACCGTGGAATTGGCGGTGATGCCAGTCGCCGAAGCGACTTTGATCGTGGTCGTCGATGAGTTCGAAACCGCGGCGGCGAGCGTGGTTTGCGTGAGCAAGGTCTGGCCGAATGCCGGCAGCGCCAGCATGGAAGCCAGAAGGACGAGCGAGAGAACTACGATTTTATTTTTCATGGTTTGGATCCCGGCCGTTATCGGGGAAATATCGGTTGGCGGGAATTCTCCTTTTCCTTAGGCTCCAAGGAGGCCGACGGCCCCGTTGTCTTGATACAGGTTGCCGAATCCGCAGACCGTGTCGAAGCGGTGGATCTGCATCGAGCGGACCGGATCCCACGCCTTAACGAAGCGCACCGGGATTCCGGTCGCCTTGTCTTCAGCCTGGCTGCGGGCCTCGACCGACTTCGGCAGATAGAAGCGCATTCCAACTACAGCGAATGCCTGCTTCGTCAGTGCGAGTCCGAAAGTGCCGGAAACGCCGTTCGGGTTTGAGGTTCCGGGCCACAGCGTGAGCGCAGCGCCGGCTGCGGGCAATGCATCGATCGTCTGGTAAGGATCGCCAGGACCGCGCATCGCGGGCAGGATTGGAATCACGTCGACGCCGCCGCCGACACAGACCACGTCCTGCGTGACGGTGAACGTCTGCTGCGTCTTCGGCCCAGGCGAGCGCCGAGTGCGCGGGTTGACCATGTTCACGTTCAGGACCGCGATCTTGTCGCCCTTATTGAACGTATCGCCAGCGGTCGCAGTGACGATCAGGTTTGTGCCTGATTGGCCGCCGCCGTTGACGGTGACTGCGCCAGCCCAGGTGCCAGCGGTGTGTGAGTAGAGCGCCTGCTCTTCAAACACGTCGAAGCCCTTGAGACGGCCGAGCGCGCCTTCCTTGAAGGCCATGGTGATTTCATCCGATGGGTGAAAAAGGCTCGTGACGGGCGTATTGATCGAGTTGTTCTGCATCGAGGAAGAAATCAATGCACAACGCTTCGTCTGCGGCGCAGCCTTCTGGAGCAAGCGGGCGCGGGCGATATCGAGGTACGCGACGCTCGTCGGATCGGTGCCGAGGATGCCAGCGATCTGCGAGGTGTTGTTTTTAGCGAAGAGAGCCGCGCGGGAATCGATCTCCTGTGCGATCTGCACGCCGGCCGGATTGAGGTACTGCTCTTTGATCTCCTCTTCCGAGCGCTCCGCCTTGACGGCCGCTTCGTAATCGTCCCACTGGAAGTCGATACCAAAGGGCTGATCGAGCGAAACGGTGGTGGTGAGGCGGTTGATGCCTTGCGGGTTGTAGTTCAGACCATCGCGAATGAGGAACTGTTGCGGGAATTTGATCTGGACCGTTGATCCGACGGCGAAGGTCTTCGTATAGTCCTTCTCCCAGTCGGAGTTGAAGTACTCGATCACCTTGATCGCGTTCTTCAGGTTGCGGAGCACTTCCATGGAGATCCAGGAAGTGTTCAAAAACTGGTTCGGCATATTATTTTCCTTTGCGTCTGCGAGCCAGGTCCCGCGCGGTTTGCTCGCGCATGTAGGTGTCCTGGTCGCCGTCTTCGACCGCCTGCTCCACCGCGTCTTTCGTCACGGTTCCTTTTCCGGAAAGTTGGTGTGGAGGCCGGCCGGCCTGGGTGACAGGTTTTGCAGAGGGATTTTCGCCAGCAACTGCAGCAGTGGGTTTCGCCGCCACTTTCGAGACTTCGAGCTCGATCTTCGTGAGCTCGCGAATCTGCGCCACAGGGCTCAGCTTGTTAATGCGATCGAGCTCGCCCGGATTTTTCCCGAGGAACTGGAGGACGTCGGTCCCATTCGCCGAATCGAGCGTGAAGATGTCGACGGGCGAACCTTCCTTGATGGGCAGGTCCGGGTTGAGGGCCACTTCGTCAAAGTCGGCGTATTTGGCACGCGCGGCTTCGACGCGTTTTCCGAATTCCTGGGCGATGACCTGCTTCGAGTGCGCGAGGTTCTGCTCGCGCTGCGTCTTCGCAGTCGTTTCCTGAAATTCCCGAATCGCTTCCTTCCGGTTCCACTCATCCTTCGCCTCTTCGTACTCGGCGAAAGTTTTGTATTTCGGCTGGCTCGTCTTCGGGTCGACGTCATCGATCTTCGGTTTCGGTGCGGCCTTCGGTTGCGCGGCGGCTGTTTCCGTCTTTTGATCGGCGGCAGGTTGCGAGGCCTGCGGATTGTCACGACGAGGTTGGGCCGATTCGAGGCGGTTCAGACGTTCGCGCAGCTCTTTGTTCTCGCGGCTGAGCTTCTGAAAGCGATTTTCGGTCGCTGGTTTATCCTTCTGCGCGGATGCGGCTTCCGAGGCCGCTGCTTTTTCGGCGTCGCTGGCCGCTGCCGAGGCGTCCACCTTCTCTGACGAATTGTCCTGCGACGAATTGTCCTTCGTTTCTTTTTCCGACGTTTGCGAGGCGTCATCTTTTTCGCCGGAAGCGGCGGGCAGTTCTCCCGTCATGCGATAGTTGCGATCGGTCGGAAGAAATTCCGCGTGGCGTTCCGTGGTGTCGACTGTGGTGGCGGCCGCTGCCGAGGCGGCCGGAGTAACGGCGAGTGTGCTCATGGCTTGTTTTCCTTGGTGGTTCTGCCGCATGACGCAGCGGCGGGCGAAGGTGCTAAAGTCGGGCGATGCTTAAATGCTCAAGATGTGGCGGAATCGATTGGAATCTCGCCTTCGATGGTGGCTGTTTTTTTGCTACGTGCGCGGACTGCAAAAGCAAGCACCGAATTCAAACGGTCATGATTAAGTGGCCGGTTGTTGTTCCGGAGTCTGCGGCTGCGCTGCCGCCGGATCCGCCGACTGCTGGTTAGCCGCTGCCTGTTGCTGCATTTCCTGCGCTCGCGCGTGTTCGACTCCGCTCATTGCAACTTCATGCGCAGCGTCGTGGGCGCGATCGATCTGGTCATGATTGAAGCCGAGCTTAACGAGCTCTCGATTGGCATCGGTCTGCGCTTTTAAGGTTTCCGCCTTCGATCCCTTCGCGAGCTCCGCCTTCACGATCTGCGTGATGTAGTCGATCGTCTTCGCGTCGAGCGAATGCTGCCCGCGCATGGTTTCGATCTTCAATTTCGTCTGCTGCTCGAGGACGCGGCCGGCGCGGTCCATGTGGAGCGCGGTGTTCTCCTGCTGCAGCTGCTGCATCTGGCCTTTGAGCTGCGTGATGACGGCCTGTGCTTCAGGCGGCAGATTTGACGGATCCGGCGGATCGAAGACGTCGGCGATCTGCTGGCCGATCGGCCCGAGGTTCGGACGCATGCGGATCGCGAGCGCCAAAACTTTTCCCGCGGGTGAGCCAGGCGGCGGCAAGTTCGGAAGGTTGTCGACCATCGAGTCGACAAATTGCGATTGCTCGTCGCGTTCGGAGTCATAACTCGGCCCGGAGGCGATCGTGACATCGAAGTCGCCTTTCGCCGTGTGCAGGTGATCGTCCGGGACACCCTGGACTTCGTACGAGCCGTCTTCCTGCAGCGGGTGCGAGGTTTTGCCGACGAGGTGCAGCGTCTTCCGCGTGCCATCGGGCTGCGCGATCGGCATCTCGCTCTGGGTGTCCATGATCGGGGTGATGAGCTCATTGATCTGCCAGCCCATGTTGTGCAGGAAGCCGTTTTCGAAGTTGTCGAGAAACTGATGAGTGCCGATGTCCTCTTCGTCCTGAATCTTCTCGAGTGCGACGCCTGATTTTTGGTTCGAGCGTTGCGCGGCGGTCGGCAGCGGGCTGATGCCCATCGAGGACTGGAGTGATCGGCCGGCAGAATCTTTCGCGATCTCGTAGGTCTGGAAATTCGGCTCCCAGTTGGGCTTTGTCGGCAGGGGCAGCGGCGCGTTTGTGCCGGCATCGAGGACGATGTCCGCCTGGACGAAGGCGTGAGGGACCTTCGTGAGTTCCTCCCACACGTCGCGATCGCTTTCGAATTGCCCTTTGTAGCCGACAAAGGGGACCTTCGGGACCTGCCCCGCTACTTCACACTCACAGGTGGCGAGAAAATCGAAGAGCATCTGCGGATCGCGCGCGAAGCGGACAAGCGAGAGCAATTGCCGCTGGGCTCGGCCGCCGATCGTGCGCCATCGCTCCGGGCCGAAACAAGAGATGATCGGGATGCGCGAGCCGTGCCAGGGAATCTCGTCGAGGACCTCGAGGCCGTTCGTCAGGCGCTGCACGACGCGCGGGATCATGACATCGCGCTCGCGTAAGACTTCGATTCCGTTGCGGACATTTTTGAAGCGGCCGCCGCGGTCGCGGTTCTTGAGCTCATCTTCCCAGGCGATCGAGGTCCCTTCGGGCGTCTTAATCAGGAGCAAGGTGCGCTGATCGTGCTCGATCTTCCAATACTCGGCGCGCATGACATAGTTCTCTTTGACCCAGTCGGAGACGCCCCAGCCCTGCATCTCTTCGCCATCGAAGTCCGTGATCTTCGCCTTCGGATGCTGCGCCTTGAAATCTTTTTTCGTGATCGGCTCGAGCAGGAAGGCCTCTTCGACGTCGGAGGCGTTCGGTTGCTTGTAATAGGGGCTCAGCAGCACGCAATCCGGATTTGCGATCGGCTTGACGAGAATTTCCTGGTCGAAGCTCTCTTCGTCCTTGTAATCGGTGCGGATGACGGCGTAGCCGTAGCTGCGCTGCGCGGCGGATTCCGCGGCCGGGATGTAGACGGCCGTCGGCGCGTTCGATTTCTCCTCGATCCCACGAATGACGCTCGATCGCTTCTTTGCGTCGGCATCGTTTGCGCCGTTGCCCTTCGGTGTGACCTGAATGGCGCGCTTCGTTTTGCGGAGGTTCCCGGTGTACTGATGCAGATACTGATTGATCTGGTCGAGATGGATACACGGTCGGCCGGCATCTTCGCGGGCGGCGCGATCGTCGTCGGTCCACGGGCCTTCAATGCTGATGGCCTGCATGTCGAGCCCGGCTTCGTCGCGGACGGGCTGCCACTCCGAGCGGAAATCGGAGTAGGTTTCGCGAATCTCTTTCGGGTCGAGTGTGGACATGTTCTAAACTGCGTGCATGGATCGGCGTGGCTTCATGCGGTTAATCGCTGGAGGAGTGGCGGGCATTGCGCTCGATCAGGCCATTCCGTTTAATCGTGTGTGGTCGTTTCCGAAAGAGATCGTCGTCCCGCGATTCCCGAGGCTTTTCACGATCGTCGAGACGTTTGTCGATCCGAAGTTCATTGAATATAGAGTTGTCGAGTTTGTCGGGAACCCGTCCAGGAGCATCGTCACCGCTATTACCGCCGACCCTCAAATCTTGAAGCGGGGCGACGTGTTCTCAATCGCCGGCGTAAACAGGCGCTAGCGCTTGACTCCGAGCGTCGCTGAGCAATCACGGCAGAAGGCGAGGATCGTCCGCGTCGATACAAGGACCGGGCGCCCGCATTTGCCGCAAGCGAGCTCCTGTGTGCGCGCCGGCATCGGAATAGTGGGAGTAGGTTGCGACATCACTGAATGACAATCGTCTTCGCTGCGCATCTCGGACACGTTGCTGCGTCCTCAATGACCCAGCCCATCAACCGCGCCCTGCGGTAGCCGTCCTGCTCGTCCCAGGCGCGCACTTTCTCGGTGCGACCGCAATCGGGATCGGAGCAGGAGAGCGTCATTGTGAGCCGCGTCGGCACGTGCTGCGGGCAATAGGCTTTCGTGCCCTGCATGCGCCAGCCTTCACGATCGGCGTCCTTGTAGGCCTGTTTGCGCGTCTTCGCGCGGAAGATTTGTTCGACCGTGCATTTCGTGCAGACAAGCGACAGGCCGCCGTCTTTTTCGTGCTGGTTCTGCGCGATCGCTTCCTGCGCCATGTCCTCGAGTGAAATCTCCGGCACTTTGAAGGGAATGATTTCGCCGGTCGTTGGGTTGTAGCCGGGCAGCTGCTCGCGCTCGGCTTTGCTCCGCATCTCCATTTCGTAGACATCGAGCGGCTTCGGCCGAAAGCTCAAATGCGGGGCTATCGCTTCATAGGCGTTACGGCGCTGCTCCGGGACCGTCGACATCAACATGCCGCGAAACTGCTCGTGCGTTTGATAACAACACGCGAGCTGCTGCATGAGATTGCGGTCCTCGAGGCCTCCGAAGCCGAGCTTCTTCAGCTCGTGATTCAACTGCGTGCGGGTGAGTTGTTTTGGCATGGTCTATGCGGCCTTTCGCTGTGGCAACGGGATCACACGATCACTGCGCCGTTTACTCTTCGGCTTCGTCTTTGCTCTCGCCTTCGCCGCCGAGATGTTCCATGACGTGATCGAGCATCGCTTCGTGCTCGTTTTTACTGAAGGGCTGGGAGTGATGGCCGTGCTCCATGAAGGCGCCCGATTTCGACGAGGCAGCGCTCGGCTCCATGTAGTGGTGAACGGTGTGGCCGGTTACCTTGCCAGGCCCGCCGCCCTTGGTCGCGGGCTCGCGATGGACTTCGATTTCGAGCCGGCGCAGGTGTCCTTTGCTTTTATTGCTCATAGTGCTCCTTGTCACACGTCGAGTTTTTTAAAGACTGAATCGAAGCGGAGAATGTAGCCGCCAAACACGGGGTCCCATGCGCGGATTACACGGAAAGCGACGCGAAGATCGTTGTAGCGCTCGGCCATTTCGACCGCTTTCGGCTTGTATAGATTTGCGAAGGCGACACGCTTGCTCCTTGCCGCGATGTTCGTCGCCCAGAGATCGGCGATCCGCGCCAGCTCGGAGTCGGAAAGACTCGTGCAACTGATCATCTCCGGAGCGGCATCCCCAGTTTCCCACTTCATTGTGTCGGAGACCTGAAAGTCCCAGCCAGTGTCATTTGGCCTAGCGCTAAGCCTTGCGACCTCGTCGAAGCCATCGCCATGGTAATGATCGGGGCCATTAATAGCGTGAAACTCAACTCCGGCAATGGTGAGCGCCCGAGAAAAGGCGCCGGCCACGCGGCGCACGAACGCAGTCAGCGCCTCTTTGGAGACGGTGAGCCTTTCGATCTCGAGTTCTAGCTCGCTTGACGTCAGCATTATTTCCTTCCTTTAAACCGGGGCACGGCCATGCGGGAGCCCCGCCCCTTTCTGATTCCGGCGTTGGTCTGATTAAGTTGTGGAGACGAGCCGGAAAAAGTTCGTTAACTGGTTAAGGTCACGTTCTGCGAGCCCTGCACGTACCACTTGCCGTTGTAGGCGCAGAGCAGGATCGAGGCGCCATCGACCGCGGCAAAGGTCGCGACGTTCGTATTCGCGCCTCCGTTGCGGAATAGCGCGACGGTTGTCAGGGTGTGAGCGTTCGCAGTCGTCGAGGTGATCTCAATCAAAAGGCCATCTTCGGCGCCGGCTACAGGCGCCTTTAAAGTGAGCGCGGCGACGCCGGCCTTTGTAATCACGTAGCGCGCTGGGGTGTGTGGATCGACGACGCCGCTCGCTGCGATCGGAAGAAAGTCTCCGGCAAGTAGTTTGTTGATGGCGTCGGTCGTGAAGGCGCCCTGAGCGAGCTGCACGGTGGCGAAGAGGCCAGCAAATCCGAGGGCCATCGCTACCGATACCAGTACAGCGGCCGCGGAATGGTTGAGCAATAGAGCTGCGAGCAGTGTCATAAAGTTTTGTCCTTTTCCTGAATTCGTTCGGTGATGTCCTTGCAAATGTTGAGAACTTCGAGAAATTCAGCCCGATCACCTTTGCTGAGAATTGCGATGGGCTTCTCGACAAACGGCGGAATGTGAGCGCCTTCTATCGCGGTTACCTGATAGGCACGTCCGGCGGTTACGTCGTAGCAGCGCCCGTCGGGTAAATAGATTGAGAAAAGAGGTCTGGTCATTTGCCTAGAATACGATTTGCCTTCGCGCGCACCTTCGCAGCGCTCGCCGGCGAGAGCGTTCCTCGCTTGACTCCCTGGGTTGCGCGTTTTACTTGTGAGTTTCGCCATTTAGTAACTCGGCATTCCGAGGCGTTGGCGCAGGAAGTTCTGCGCGCCCTGCATCATCGGGTGCTGCAGGCCTCCGGGCGGCATCATCGGAGCGCCCATCATTCCCGGGGCGCCCATCGTTGGAGCGCCCATTGACGGTGCGCCCATCTGCGGTGCACCGGGCGCGCCTGGTGGCGGCATCATCGCGCCTGGCGCCATCACCGGACGCGCGGCGAATGTGTTCATCGGCGGTGCACCTGTCATTCCCGAGCTCATCATCGGTGCAGGAGTGGGAGCAGGAGCGGGCGCGCCAGGCATTCCTGCGGGCGGCATTGCCGAGGCGGCGGCAGGAGCTCCGGGCACGCCCGCGGCCGGCATTCCCATGCGTTGCGCGAACACGTTCGGCATCGGACGTCCTTGCGGCATTCCATTCGGCATTCCCATCGGCATCATGTCGTTATCCCCAGGCTGAGTGTCGTTTCGGTGCAGAAGAACGGGAAGGAAGTTTCGGCGGCGCTACTGACTGCGCCCAGGTCAAAATGAAAGAGTCGGAATCGTCCGGGCTCTTCTCGCCACGGGCGATGATGCTTTCCTTCGATTCGATCACGAGCTTGCCGGAATTGTTGATGTGATACCCGGCAATGCTCAGCTGCTCACATAGGTCGTCATCATCGGGAAGGCAACCGAGGAGCAGCCATTCTTTCGCCTTCATGTGCATGTAAGCCCGCATATTCAAGCAGTGGATATCGGGGCTCGCGCCGCCGAAGTTCACTTCATGCACATTCGTGAAGCCGAGGGCTCTCAGCCGCGAGACGATCACGGCGCCGAAGGCCGAGTCGACGAACATCGCTGCGAGCTGACGGCCAGGCCTGCGATCTTTCAGCAGCTCGGCGCAGATCCCGACACGCTGTGATCGATCGACATCGTGCTCGCCTGGGATCCGGATCGGCTTGATGACGTTGCCGGCGGCGTCGGTCGGTTTGCCATCGAGCCCGCGGCGGAAGCGGATTACGTTCCACGCGAGACCTCCACCAGAAACGTCAAAGCCCGCGACGAGGGCATCATCGGGCAGTGCTGCCACTGTCCGGCGACGCGCGGCTTCGACGCGGGCCTTATCGATGTATTGGAGTTCGGATGCGGAGGGCGGCTGGCCGAGGATGCGGACCTTACAGAAGTCGCTATCGATGCCGTAATCGGAGATCCACTGCTTGATGAGATCGAGGTTCGTGAAGCGGCTGGTGCGGGAGTCGACGCGGCGAGTGTTCCATCGCGGTTTCTTTTTGCCGAAGTTGATGACGTAGAACTCGCCGGAGTTGCGGACCGGCTGGCCCCACGCGAAGATCATCGGCTCGCCGTCGGTGAGTCCGCCTTCAGCCGTCTCCCAGATCTTGTCCGGAACTTCCGAGGCCTCGTCGAACAAATACCAGCTCGTCGACGTCTTCGCGTGCTGGCCGGCGAACGATTGCGCGTTCTGCTCTTTGCAAGTTTGCGCGACGACCTTCCAGCTCTCCGGGTGCTTCTTGTGGTGGATCGATCGCGCCTGGATGTCAAACCAGTGCGCCGCTACGGAAAGTTTTGTCCAGTGGCGAATCGCGGCCCAGGTGCGGTCCATGAGCTGCGTAAATGTGCCTGCGGTGACCGTGCCGATCGAGTGCGGCCGCGTGAAGAGGATCCAGTCGGCGATCCAGGCGCCTTGCGCGGATTTGCCGGTGCCGTGTCCGCTCGTCTCGGCCATGCGGATCGGCAGGACCGGCAACATCCCATCGAAGCCGCGCTTTCTTACTTCCTCGCCAAGCGAGGTGAGGAATTCAATCTGATTCTCGTCCGGTCCGATCTCGCCCTCGAGCTCCGTGCCTGGCACGCCCCACGGGTAGGCGAACATCACAAAGCCCAAGGGATCCTCGTAGAACTGCGCGATCTCCTGCGCCAGCGCGACGTCGGGATCGACCGTATTGAAAACTTCGGTGATGGCTGCGGCGGCGCTCATGATTTCTTTTTCTTTGCTTCGGCAACGCGGGCTCGGCCGGCTTTCAGCGCTGCGATGATGGCGTCGCTGTTGTTCAGTTCGAGCTTGTCGGTGAAGAGCTTCAGGTGGCGGCCGAGGCGCTCGAGGTTTAAGCCGCGATCGGCGAATCTAATTTTCGTGAGCGTGCCGATCTCTTCCGAGGCGCCCTTGCCGTAATGCCGGAAGAGCTTTTGCACGTCGATGCCCTGGAGCGAAGCGACGGTCAACTCGTCGAGCTCCATCACCGGCTTGAGCGATCCATCGGCCGCGTAGAACTTCCGCGGATCGAAGAAAGCGAGCTGCGCGATGCCCTGCAGGACGCGCTCGGCGGTGATCTCGAGCTTCGCGCACAAGCCGGCGCGGAGCGCCTGTAGTTCCTGGCTGACCTTAGGTTTCTTTAGCAGCTTGGAAGCCGCCACCCCTGCACTCGCTGCAGCGTAACCCGCTGCAATGGCTGCCCTTGTGCCGTTCCCATCGATCAAATACTCGCGGATAAAAATCTGTTCCTTCGGGGTAAGGTCTGCGCGTTTATTAGCCACAAAATACCCCCAAAAAGCGCGATTCCGCGCGGTCCTGGCTAAGAATTGGTCGGATCAGGTTCACAAATGGAAAGGTGTGAGCAACTGCAGGGTAAGAAGCGCGAAAACTCGCGGATCCGCGCTCAAAAACGCGTTTCAAATGCCTCGTAAGTCATTGATGTTTCACTACGGTCGATATGAAACAGGTTCTCTACGCGTATATACGCCCAAAATCAGAGGTTTAGCTGTAGCTAAAGTCAGGACGCCAGGCGAGCGCCGCGGCGCCACAGGGTCGTGCGGCTCGGACCCTTGGCGGGATCGATCTTGCGGCCGGGCAGGTGCCCTTTAGCGCGGGCGTTGGCCATTCCTGCTTTGGTGCGCTCGATGATCAGATCCCGCTCGAACTCGGCAAAGACGCAGAGCATGCCGAAGAAGGCCTTGCCCATCGCGTTCGTGAGATCGAAGCCCTCTTTTAAGCTGATGAAGGCGACGTTCGCATCGCGGAGCAGGGCGACCGAATTTTGCAGGTGCTGCATCGATCGGCCGAAGCGATCGAGGCGCCACACGACCACGGCCTCGATGTTCTGCCGGCCCTTCGTCGCGTCTGCCATCAGGCGGTCGAAGCCAGGGCGAGAGGTGGTTTTGCCGGAGATGCGATCGACATATTCTTCGACGATCGTGTGTCCGCATTTTTCCGCCCACTCGCGCAATTGGCGGAGCTGGACCTCCGGGTCCTGGTCGCGGCGCTGCTGGTCGCTCAGGTCACCTTTTGGAGGTTTCGATACACGCGCGTAGAGGGCGATTTTCATCGGTGTCGCCGGCGGCAGAACGTGTGCAGCGTGGCGCGATCGCAGTGATCGCAGCGAAGTGACGGGCTTGCTGTCGGATCGAAGGGGGAATCGAGGCCCCACTGCCGGACCGCGTTGCAGACGAGGCAGGCCCAGAGCTGAGCATCCATTCGGCTGAGCGTGTAGAGGCAGGAGCAGCAGAGGACGTTCTGTTCGCTGCCGGCGGGAGTAAGCGCCGCCTTGGTGATCTCGTACTTCGGATGGATCAGCGCGGGGCGGCCGCAATTCTCGCAGGTCGCGAACAGGTGCTCGCTCAGCCGCGTTCCCTCGTGGAGATCGTAGCTGGCTGCGCGCCGTTCGGAATTTAAATTGGGAACAGTGACGGTGCTCATGCGCTTCTCAAAACTGTGGAATACCGATCGGGATCGTGGTTCTCGGAAATCTTTGCGGTTTCGCGCAGCCACTTGTCGAAGGGCGCGGCCTCGACGTCGAGCAACTGGCAGAATGCCTGGTATTTCTCGTAGCGCCTTTGATCGCTGTTGATGCTGATTTTCATGGCGACTAGCGTAGCACTCCGATCAGGAGTTTCAATCCTTCGATCGCGAGCGCGGTGATGATCGAGGTGAGGGCGATGTTGATGACTTTGTAGCGGTTGATCGTCCGCCGGAGTTTTGCGTTTTCGTCGAATGCCCGCATGACATCGATCGCGAGCTGGAGCCGGTTGCGGCCGAGGTAGCCGAGGATCCATTTTTCCGGCATCCCCCGCGGGTTGTCGTAGGATTCGAGGGCCTTCTTGACGTCGGGATCGTGACGCAGTTCTTCGGCGCTCACAGCGCGGCTGCTTCCTGCGCCATTCCGTGCTGAAAGGCTTTGAGCGCCAGGTGATGCATTTCGGCGACGTAGCGGCCAGCTTGGGATCGCTCAAGGCGGAAACGGAGTCCCGGGATCTCGGCGGAGGAACCTAGTTTGCAACGCTTAATGGATCGGTGCGCGGCGGGAAGAATAGCGAACTTCGAATTCGGCGGGAAAGCGCGGACGAGCTTACGCGAGATGCGCTCGACGGCCATCTTCTTCTCTAAAAACTTCGCGCCCTCCTCGCTGAGGAAGGTTCGCGGACGAGTGCCGATCGGCTGATCGTGGGCTAAGAATCCGACTCTCATGAATTCATTTCTGGGACCGACTTTAGGTTTAACTAAACACACCAAGGGCAGGGGAGCTTCAAGGAGAACACCGCATGGCGCGGGATGCCTGGCCTGGAGCGTGCGCAGTCCGCATTGTGCCTGTTGGAAAAAGAAAAGGGCAGATTACGGCGGTGTTATGACGTTCGGGGCGGGGATGAGGCTAGGGAAGCTTCAGCGTGCAGGGTCACGAGCCGGCTCATCGCGTGTATTTACAACCATCGCCTGAATCCCGGCCCCGTTTGAGATCTTCGTATTCTTCTTTAGTCCAAACCGTCATGCCGCCGTTGTTCGCCCAATTGAAGAGGGCGTCAACGCGGTCCGTGCCATAGCTAACGATCGGAGGAAGGATGCAGCCGTTGGCGGTTTGTACACTGTCCCCCGTGAAGCCGGTGATGTAAAACTTCTTACTAGTTTTCTGTGCGACTGCGCTTATTCCAAGTGCGCCAATCAGGGCTGTTAAGAATTTCCTTCGCACCATCATTTCGCTGGCTTCTCCTTCTTCGCCCATCGGGGCGGTTCTAGGGCTTCGGGGCGTCTTGGTGAATTTTCGTAGTTTCTCCCGGGCCACACGCGACGGTCACGCCGCCGAATTGTTTAGCGAAGTCCGGGACGAGATTCCCCTTTGCGTCGTAACAATCGACAGCCACGGCACCGTCCTGCTTCTCGATTGCCACACCCCCGCTTTGGTAGGGTTGACTCGGATCGAATCGCGGGGCTCGGTTCGCAGCCCGTTTCCCGCCGTACCAGCCGATCGCAAAGCCGAGCAGCAGAAAGAATACGGCATTTGCAAACCACTTCATGTTTTCTTCTTTTTCGACCAACGGGCCTTGGCGGCATTTCGAGCTACTTTTTTGCGCTGGGCTGGGGTGCGCTTCTCATTCGCAGCCTCCGCGCCGCGCTTGCCTAATTTCGAGAGGTATTCACGAACTGGATCGCTAGCCACGAGGACGACGTTACCACGGTGCACGGCGGACGTGCAAGGACTTCCCCTAAGAGCGCTTGACAATGCTCGGCGGGCGAGCATAGAATTGTCAAAGTCAGCGGACTGACCGAGTGTGCAACCACCCGATCAGCCCTAACCACATCAGCCGAAATGAGGTCGGCCAATATGGCTCAAAGCACTATACCGCTTCCCCCGCCTTTCATTTTTCCACAGTTCTTCGAGCGCGAAATTGCGCGGGTCGATCGCATCTTGGCGGTCGCTGAAAACCTCTCCGCTTGCTCCTACGAATCTCCGGAGTCGAGCCTGGGAGCGTGTGACGGCGGGCACCCCTGTTACGAACTAGGTACCGTCACTGAAATCAGCTCTGGGCTGGTGTTTTGCGCGGGGCACTTCCGTGGCTGATCTCGCCCTCGAATTCGCCGAACTCTGCGACCGCCGCGATCTCGCCGCTTACCGTGTCGTCTCGGCCGTCGAAACCGTCATCCGCTTCTGGGAGGCAACCGACTTCGAGGAAGCGCTCACCGTTCTCAAACGCGCCCACTCGGAATTTGCAGCGGCCGATCAGCGCATCACCGAATTCACCAACAAGCATTTGCGCCACCAACCGAAAGGAGCCACTCATGGCAACCGCGCCACAGCCTAACAACTCAAACGGTGTCGATCCGAATGTGGACCTGGAACTCGACATCCAAACGCCGTCGGCGATGATCCCGGCGGGGAAAACTTTGACGCCGATCGAATTGCTGCAGCTGGCCATTCTGCAGAATGCGAACGTCGATCAACTCACGAAGTTGATGGACCTGCAGGAACGTTGGGAGAAAAACGAGCGGCGCAAGGCTTACTTCGCGGCGATGGAACTTTTTAAGGCCGAGATCCCGCGGATCAGCAAAAACAAGCATGTCCGCTTCGACTCCAAAAAGGAAGGAACTGCTTCGACCGATTATTGGCACGCCACACTCGATCATGTCTGCGACGTTCTTATCCCGGCACTCAGCAAGCACGGGATTACGCACCAATGGGTGCCAGCTCAACCGCCTGGTTTAGTCCGGATCACCTGCATCCTGACGCACGTTCTCGGCCACAGCGAGCAAGCGACGCTCGAAGCTCCGCCCGATAACTCTGGCAATAAAAATCCCGTCCAGGCTGTTTCGAGCACCGTCACCATGCTGCAGCGCTACACATTCCTCTCCGCCGTTGGCGCGGCCGCGAAGAACACCGACAGCGACGGACGAGTGCTTGAAGCGGAGAACGGTCGCGTAGAGCGACACTGCGCGTTGATGATTTCGGCACTCACCCCGAAAGATTTGCACTCGTACTTCCGCAACGCCTACGGTGAGGCCGCCCAGGCCCAGGACAAAGCCGCCATGGACCGCTACATCGCCGTGAAAGACGCGCGCAAGAAGGAACTCGCGAAGGTGTCGCAATGAGCGCCGCGCCCGAACTCCTTCCCACAATCAGCGAATGCGAGCAGGGAACTCCCGAATGGGTCCAGCTCCGCGTCGGCAAGGTCACAGCCTCGAGGATCTCGGACGTCCGGGCGAAAATCCAGAAGGGCGAAGCGACGAAGCGCGCGAACTACCGGGCCGAGATCGTTTCGGAAACTCTCACCGGGTTGCCCGCTGATGAGCGCTACGTCACGCCGGAGATGCGGTGGGGCAAAGAGCAGGAGCCGCGAGCCCGCGCCGCCTACGAATGCCAGCAGGACGTGATCGTCGACACCGTCGGCTTTGTGATCCATCCAACAAACCCGCGGCTGGGCTGCTCACCGGATGGATTCGTCGGCGCAGATGGCCTAGTGCAATTCAAATGCGTGAAGACGTCCACGCACTTCGAGTACATCCTCGCCGGTGTCGTGCCGGAAGAGTACGTCCCGCAGATGCTCGTCGAGATGGCATGCACGGGCCGCGCCTGGTGCGATTTTGTTTCGTTCGACCCGCGGCTTCCGGCCGAGTTGCAGCTGTTCGTGCGCCGCCTTTACCGCGACGAAGCAATGATCGCGGAGATCGAGACGGCCGTCACGGTGTTCCTCGAGGAGGCAGATGCACTCCTCGCGCGGATCCATTTTGCAGCGGCCGCTAGTCAGAATTGCAGTGAACCGCTGCAAGATTCGCAGCCGAAGCCAGCAGCTCCGGAGCCAGCGCCTGCCGATGCGCCGGCGCCGCCGAAGAAACCAGCCCCGCAACCGATCCGCCCCACACGGCAGAAGCCCGCGGCCGCTCAGAGCATCTTTTTAACCGCGAAGCCGAAAGTTGAGGACTACTCATGCTTCGACGATTACGATACCGACAAATCGATCTGGTTGATTTTGGAATCGCTGCGGTTGCATGAGGAGAAACAGGCGAAACTGTTGAAGGCGCCCACGCCCGTCGAGATCGAGGCCGCGAAGAAGAAGCGGAGGCTGCTCAATTGATGAATCAAGGTGATCTTTGTCTTTGCGGCCACACGCGAGAGGTCCATTTCGGGAGCGAATGCTCGCGGGTCGGCTGCCCGTGCAAAGAATTTGCGCTGGTCGACGCCGCGGTCGAGATCTTCGAAGCGCTCAAAGAACTCACCAGCGCAGTCGAGGATGGGATTCGCCGTTCTCTCGCGCACGATGAAAATGCCATTCTGTCGGACATGATCTCGGCCACCCTCGGCCAAGCTCAGCGAGTCATGCTCAAAGCCAAAGGCCGATGATTAGACGAAGGCCGATCCCGCGCTTCAAGCTCCGCCCTCCCGTATCGCAGCACTACGAGCTGATCCTCGATGGGGCTGTGAGGCGATACACCGACGGAAGGGAAGTGTGCCAGGACTCGCCCGCTGGACGGCGAGAGTACCTCCGGAGGCTGGAGATCATGGTGCAGCGCCAGAACTTTCGCTGTAGCGGCTGCAAACGGCGGCTATCGCTATTCGGTGCGACCTTCGACCACAATCCCAGGAGAAAAATGGGAGCCGCTTTTCGCGACGATAGAGTCGCTCTGCCGGATGGGACCTGGATCAATGCGGCGATGCATTGGAGCTGCAATCGGGAAAAAGGCTAAGCCCGCTTGCGCACGAACTTTGCGAGCGGGGACGCGTTCTGACGTTCCAACTGATCTTTGGCTTCGGGGCTCAGTTCGATTCTCTCAAGAGCGCCAACGGAGTCGGCAATTTCCGAATAGACCAGGCCGCACGCATTGCAGAGCAAATCGGAGTCGGGATAACTCTTGAGCGCGGTCTGTCCGCCGAATGTCAGCTGCAACGCCTCGCCACAAATCGAACACTCATAGCCGAGCGCCGCGCCTTGAGTAACCCCGTCGCTGACAGACCTGCAAACAATTACGCGTTTTTCATTCACGCTTCGCCTCCACCTGGTACGGGGTGTAATCGGGATTCCCCTGGTTGAGGCGGTTCACGAGCGAGAAAAATGCGGGTCGCTCATCGCGTTCGAGAATCGTAAGTGTTCGCCCGAGCAAAATTAGCAGGATTTGCCAATCGAGCATGTCCATGGTGACCATCACCTGGCCGTTCTCTTCGCGGTAGCTCACGACTTGGCTCCATCCGGAATCACTTCTTGCCCCGAACGTTTTCCGGTTTGTTCGCGCCGCCAATTCCGGAATTCTTGTAAGAGCCCTGCCGCTGCTTGCTCGCCAGCTCCCATGTGAGTCTTTACCCAATAGACCAGAAAAGCATCCTGCTCCGCAGCTTCAGCCGCTGCTAGTATCGCCAATGCGTGCTCACGCGCTTGCTCGACGGATTGCTGCGCGACAACTTTCTCGCCGAGAATTAGTTGAATGAACGGCTCACCTTCGCGGTTCACGCCCGATTGGTGCCACAGCGGAAGATCATCTTGTTCGCTCACTGTGATTTTTCCCCTTCCCCGATCACGATCGCGCCGCGAATCCCATAGGCTTCCTCGAAAGCGGCCATCATGAATTTCAAAACCATATAGCCTTCGAGGGGGCCGTCGAGGTTGGCGCGGAAAATCCCATCGACTAGGTTGCAAACGTGGCTGAAACGAGCCCGCCGCTCGGGCGTCATCTCTTTCGGCAGCGTGTGAGTATCTGGCTTTTGCAGCGCGTTCCTAGCCTGTTCGTCGATCTTCATGACTCGATCCCCTCTTTCCAAATCTTCAACCGCTCATAGTCGACCTGCTGCTCGACGTTCATCCACCAATTGTCGGCGACGATGCGCCCTTGTGACAGGCCTTTTTCGTAGCCGCGCTTGTAGCCGTCATCGCTGCCTTCGCGGTGGCCCCGCTTGTAGCCCCACGCGCGAAAGCCGAGCAACATTGCCACGTCCCAGACGACGAGGAAGATCGTGAGGCCAACGATCGCGAGAAGGTTCACGCCGGCACACTCAATTCGCAGCGACAAATTCTTCCGCCGCCGATCTCTATCCCACACTCGGAGACGCCTTCGTGCACGTGTCCGCATCGTGGGCAGGTCGCATGCGCCGGCACTGGACGGAACGGCCGCGGACCGTTGCTCTCGATCGCATCGGCGAGCTCGCGCAGGAACATTGCGAAGTCGGTCGCGTCGTTCAATCGCTGGCCATCGGAAAGGCGGGCTTCGTAGACGTGGTTTGCCAGGTAAAGAAAAAACTCCTCCGTCGACGGCAGGCTCAGGGGGCGGAATTGGGAGACGAGATCGCGGGCGGTCATAGGGTTGGCTCCGGTTTGCGCGGAATCTCTTGCTTCATGAATTCGCTTTGCTCGTAAACCGGATACTTTTTCCGCAACACAATCAGCGCAGGCCGGATGATGGGATAGTTCTCGTCATCTGCCCGGAGCGCCGCGATCGCGAAGGACGAGACGAAGCCGCCGCCGCCCGCCGCCGCATTCACCAGCCACTCGAACACTTGAAGATCGTCATCCTGAGCGATCATGCTTCCTCCAGTTCACCTTTCGCGATAGCCACCGCCTTTGCGTGTCCAGCGATGGCTTCGTCTCGCGTGTGATAGCGATCCATGTACTGATCGTGAGACCCGCCGAAGATTATCGTTTCAAAAAGAATCGACACGGAACAACTCCTGCTGCTTTTCCGCTTCTGGTCTGCGCGCGTTGTGCTCGGCTTCGAGTCGTGCGACGCATTCGAGACACGCATCCTTGCGGCGTTCGGTGATTCGATGCAGGGTG